AGTCTGAAGTTACTAAACTAGCGGAGGACATACAGAGCGATGAACGGACGGCTCACCAGATTGTTCGTGATATTGTTGTCGGCTGGCCAGACGGCAGCATATCAGATGGTGACGATGACTTACCGTTTAGCAGTTCCGCATTAGAACAGTTGTTGGAAGTACCGATGGCTGCTGGTGCAATACTGACGGCATTCCTGGATGCGTATAATGGTCAGGCTGCTAAACGAAAAAACTAGAGGGCGCAGCTCGCAGGTGGGCAGCGCCAACAACGGTTGATGATTCAGCGCAGGATGTGGCGGTACTTGCTCCAGGGCTTGAACTGCCACAACCTGAACAACAGGACTACGAGTTATGGCTGGAAAATGTAGAGACGTGGTTGTTCTTCTGCGGAGTACAGACACAGTGGCGCACATCAATGTCTGGTCTAGTTGGACTGGACTATGGTGCTATACTAGCGGTAGCAGCACTGCATGAGATTGAGGACAGGCGGCAGTTACTAACTGAGTTGCAATGGATTGAGTCAGCGATACTGTCAGAATTAGCGGAGCAGGCAGAACGTGGCAAATACCACTCTAAATCTACGAGTAAACGCACAGTTTGATGAACTGGCTCAGTTGAATGCCGAAGCGCAACGCAGTCGTGACAAGATTGCAGCAATGGAACAGGCTGCCAAGATACTAGGGAAAACAGTTGACAACACCGATGCCGCAGTTGAAGCGCACGTCAAGAGCCTTAAGACACTGCAAAAGAATTTGGATCAGAATAGTGCGGAGTATAAACGTGCTCAGGATGAGTTAAAACGGTATCAACAAAATACCAAGGATGCTGCTGACTCTATCGAGAAGTTTGGCGGACTGCTGCCTAACATTGGCGAGTCGCTGAAGGGGTTGGCTGCTGGTATTGCTGCTGCATTTACGATTGATGCGATTCTCAACTTCACTCAAGCATTGGTTGACCAGTCGTTAGTCATAAAAAATTATGCAGAAGGCACTGGAACGAGTGTTGAGAACATATCACGGATGGCGACTGCTGCAAAGAAGGCGGGTACTGACCTTAATGACCTCGGTGATATTCTGAAGGATATTAACGAAAAGATTTCTATCCTGCAACGTGGTGAAGGTGGAGAACAGGAACTAAACCTGGTTCGTGGATTAAAGCAGGTTGGCGTTGAATTGCAGAACGTTGATGGTTCATATCGTGATGCCTATGATGTCTTGGTGGATTACGGTAGGGCAACGCAGCAACTAGCCAATGACCAAGAGTTAGCGAAAAATGCAACGATGGTTTTGGAGAATGGCAATACACAGTTTCTAACTTCAGTACAAAACCTGGTAGAGGAGCAAAGCAAGCTGCCACCACTGACGAAGGAACAGAATGACGCATTAGTTGAATTTAAGAAGTTGCAGGTCGATACAACGACGCTACTAGAGCAACAGGCGACTAGGGTGCTGCCACCGTTCTTGGAAAAGATGAGTGAATATTTACAGTTATTGAAAGACCTTAATACTGAAGGTGGAATCAATGTACAAACTACAGGCAGGTTAGCCAGGCTTATATTTGCATTGACTCCAGGGTTCCAAGGGATAAACGAAGCAATTAGGTTGATGGACGAGGGACTGAAAAGAATAAATAATAACGTTTCCAACTTAGGTGGTCGAGGAGGCGATCCGTCAAAGGTAAGTATTCCTGCTGGACAAGATCCAATCACAGGACGACCTATACAGGTGTTACAGCCTTTGGCGATAGAAGAGATTGATGATACTGCTGCTAAGAAGCGTCAAAAACAGGCAGAGCAAGCAGCACAAAAGCGGCAGCAAGAGGCGGAAAGGTTAGCAAAAACACAAATACAGTATGAGCGGGATATATTCAATCTGCGTGAGGGGTATGAGCGGGATATTGCCAAGTTGCGACTTGATACATTGAAGCAGGTTGAACAATTAGAGTCGCGACTTTTAGAAAAGAAGAAAACTGCTGAACAACAGTTAGCGGACGCAGTGCTTGGACGCAAACGCAGTGAAGAGGATTTACAGCTCGAGATGGATCGTGCTGCTGGCAAGTTGACTGATAAACAGTATGAGGAGCAGAAACAAGCATTAGAATTTGAACGTAAACTGCAAGATATTCGATTTGGTGGACTGAAGAGACAGTCGGAGATACAGTCACAGTTACAGGCTGACATGATGGAAGCGGCTGCTATACCTGTTAAATTTGCAGAGGAGGAAGCACGGATACGACTGAAGTCGGTGGAAGATCAACAACGTGCAGCGCAGCGACTTACAGAGCAAGGTGGTACAAGCTCGGTAATGTCAGGCAAATTGATGGCGTTAAACTTATCAGCGTCACAAATTAGAACGTTGGCTGAGATGGGTTTCACTCCTGCTACCTGGAATGTGTATCGACAAGCATTGGCAAATATAGAAAGCGGTGGTGGTAATTACAGGATTATAGGTGGTGACCAAGACCTATATGACGGAGCATATCAATTTGGAGAAGCTGCTAGAATTGACGCAGCCAGAAGGCTGGGCGTTGGCGTGCCGAGCAGGCAAGCATTTAGGTCGGATGCCCAAATGCAGGAGAATTTTTTAATTGAATTTACTCGTGCCAATTACGGCTACCTACAGAGCAGGATACAAAACCAATCTCGTCAAAGGATACAAGAAATATTAGCCTATGCCCACAACCAAGGTGCTGGCAACACGTTAGATTACTTGAGAACAGGCAGGGTTGGGTCTGATGCGTTTGGAACAAGGGGCACTCGATATAGTGAAGAGCTTCGTAAGCTTTCTGGCAGTACATCCACTGGCGTTCCTGTCTCATTAGCACCGACGGGAGTATCACAGTTCCAACAAATATTCGCATTAGCCAAGAACGTAGCATTTAAGCCATTTAGCGGTCAAGAATCACCATTGACTGGGGTTGCTGCTTTATCAAAACCTGGCTTCCCGACCCTAACATATCCCAACTTTTCATCATATATGCGTCCGTCAGTATTCGGTCAGGACAATATTGATATAAGTGGACTACAGAACATAGCAACACAAACCGCACAAATACAAACAGAAGCCAACCTTGAGACACAGGCTACTCAATATAATGCTGCGCTACGAGAAAGATTTGCATTAACTAATCAGACATTAAGTCAGGCACGAAACATACAGATAGAATTGGTGTCACAGGTAGCAGAAACAAGACGGCTTGAAGAGTTGCAACGCTCGATGAGTCCTGCAGCTGCCCAGGCTGTATTAAATGCGGAGAAACAACGAGATGCAGCCAGGGAGTCCGTAGCAGAACTTGAGAGGGCGATTAATAGTCAAATTAGCAGCAATAATCTGAGTGGTGCTGCTGCTACTGCTGCCAAGGAACGTTTGCAGGTTCTCAAAGATGAGGTTATAGAGTTAGAGAAAATGCCTGGGCTTGTTGGTCAGATTGTTCAGGCTGAAGAAGAGCGCAAGTTGCAGCAACAACAAATTGCAGAACTATCAACAGGCATAGCAAACACGCTCGGGCAAGGACTACGAGAATCATTAAACCTGTTGGTTACTGGTTCAGAGGACTGGGGACAAGCACTCGAAAGCATTGTTGTTAGAATGTTGAATCAGATTATCGACCAGTTGCTATACATAACAGTTATTCAGCCATTTGTTAAAGGAGCAGGCGACTTTCTAAGCAATATGTTTGGCAATATATTTGGTGGTGGAAAAGGTGGTGCAGCGGGCATTGTTATGGATTATGCTGGCTTTGGAGGAATCGCTGGACAAGCATTTGCTGATGGCGGTATCATGACACGAGACGGAGCAATGCAACTTAAGCGGTATGCGTATGGTGGTATTGCCAATAGTCCGCAGTTGGCAATGTTTGGTGAGGGTAGCCAGCCTGAAGCATACGTTCCACTGCCTGACGGTCGGTCAATACCTGTTACTATGCGAAGCTCTGTAAACAATAGCGACAACAAGACTACTATCAATAACATCAGTGTTACGGTTAGCAATGATTCAAGTCAGACACAGGGCAGTGATTCAAGGTCTCGTAGATTGGGCGAAGAACTTGCATTGAAAATACAACAGGAAATTATTAAACAGCAACGTCCTGGAGGTCTATTAGCATAATGGCAACATTCACCTATGTTCCTGACTACGGAGCAACCAGAGATCATTCACCAGTCGTTCGTACTGTTAGATTCTCCGATGGCTACGAACAGCGGTTGTCATACGGACTAAATACCAACCTGCAAAAGTGGTCGCTTAATTTTAGTGCTCGTACCGATGTTGAGATCGGCAACATCCTCACATTCCTTGATGCACGGAATGGCGTTGAGTCATTTGACTGGACTACACCAGATAATGTTAGTGGTAAAAAGTGGGTGTGCCGCACATGGCAAAAGTCAATGACTGCCTACAATATCAATAGCGTAAATGCTACGTTTGAGGAGGTAATGGCATGAGTATTATTCATGCTGAACTGCAAAAGCTCGCACCATCGGCAGTCATTGAATTGTATCAATTACAGTTGTTTCCAGCGATTCATGGCGTTACTGTAGGAGTAGACGACATCTATCGGTTTCATGCTGGCACTAATCAGCTAAATACGGATATTGTTTGGGCTGGCAATACCTACACACGCTATCCAGTAGAAGTAACGGGCTTTGAGTACAGCGGTTCTGGGCAGCTACCACGACCAACATTAACGGTGGCAAACCTGACAGGGCTCATAACGGCTCTCCTGCTGATGGTAAACGCATTCAAT